GGCGGCACGCCCGCGGTGGCGGACGGGGTCAGGCTCGGCACCTTGGTCCGCGAAACCGATGGCTCGTATGTCTACAGCTACCTCGACGAGCGCAACAACTGGGCGCCGCGCGAGGCCGGATCGCCAAAAGCCGCGAGCCCCCATGGAGAACCAAAAGCCCGTCGTGAAAACCTACCAGACCCGGCCCTGCGCCGAGTGCCCGTGGCGCACCGACGTGGTGCCGGGCAAGTTCGAGCCCGAGCGCTTTGTCGCCCTCGCCCATACCGCCTACGACCAAGCCGAGGAACAGTTTGGCTGTCACAAGGCGAGCGAGGCCGAGCCCGTTGGCTGCGCCGGATTTGTCCTGGCCGGGGCCGAGCACAATATCGGGGCGCGGGTCTCGGCGATGAATGGGCGGCTTCGCCCGGCCGATGTGTCGAGCCCCTGGCCGCTGTTCTCGTCCTATCGCGAGATGGCGGTGGCGAACGGTGTGCCGCCGGATCACCCGGCGCTGCGCCGCTGCCGGGGATAACGAACCCGATTAGGCGGTCGGCGGCCCCCTCGATAACGCGTGCGACCCTCGGACTTTGGCACCCCGGCCGCCTCGCCGGGCCGTAGGGCGGTTTCGCGTTTCCCGGTGTTTACACCGGCCGGCAACCCTTCCCGCGGCCTACGGGCTCGGAGGCGGCCCTCGGGGGCGGGTCGGGTTGCTCTTGATCGCCGTTGCAACAATGATCGAGGCCGCAACCACCGCAGTCGCGGCACGGCAGCGGTTGTCCGAGCCCATCGCGGAGCTCAGGATCGTCGCCGGTCCTGTGGCAGCGCCGGCAGTTCAATACGGCTTCCTGATCACGGCGCCGCCACCGTTCGGCCCGACACAGCCGGCGCGATAGACGCCATTCACACAGTTGACGGCGCCGCCCTGGCGATAGATCGGGCGCGGAGGTGGCGCTCGATAGGTCGTACCCTTGTGGACGACCGCGGCCCCGTTGGGGCCGGCACAGCCCGCCCGGTAGACGCCGTTGACGCACGACGCGGCGTGCAGTTGCGAGCTGCCCACCAGACCGCCGAGGATCAGGACCAGGGCAAAGACCAGGGTGCCCATATCAGGCTACCTCGCTCGTCAGCACGGCAGCCTCGGCCGCCGTCCAATTGCCATCCCAGGTTTCGCGGTGCGGCTTGCCCGGCCGCCAATTCCGCTCGTAATAAGACCAGCCGTCGGCGGCTGTCGTCGGCAGGCTCTTAGGGTCGGTCAGCAGCAGCAGCCGGGCGAAACAGGCGGCCAGGTGATCGTGGCCTTCGAGCGTGCGCCACACTGCCTGATCGTGCGCCTGGACGGCGAAGTGATCGCACACCTTGCGGGCGAGATCCTTGCTGACCGAGTGATTGAGAACGCCCTTCACCCCGCCGCCCTGTTCGAACTGCCACCAGCCGCGGGCCGGCCCCGGCGAGGTGGACGGGCTCGACTGATAGCGCGCGTCGAGATTGCGTCCGCTCTCTTGCATGGCGATCGCCAGCATCAGCCGGCGGCTGTTGTGGTTCGGCGCCGGCCCGCCGAAATTGGCCAGCACGTCGAGCCCAGGATCGATGATGCGTGCCAGGAAGGCGTCGGGTGTCACGCTGCCACCGCGACCGTCTCCGGCCCCTCGACGACATAGAACTGATCGCCGTCATTCACGGATTTGCCCTGGCCGCCACGGAAGCGGATCGTCCGCTCGGCGACGGGATGCCCGGTCCACTGATCCCAAACGCGCAGGCCATCGCCGTGCTCGGCAATGAAGATCGCCGCATGCGAGGCGCCATCCGTCCGGTTCTCATAGCGCGCGTTCGTCCCGAAGGTGGCGATCACCGCCCCGTGCTGGATTTTGCTGCCTCGGACTCTGGCGCCCTGTCGCCAGTGACGCGTATGCGGCAAGTCCGGGCAGGCCACCTGGCAATACCTGACACACTGGCCGTTGGCGACGACTTGACCCCGGAAGCGCTCCGGGGCGTTGACGATATACATTCCTAACCCCCCCTGATTTGCGGCGGCCCCGTCGGCTTCTAAATATTGTGCCTCGGCTTCTAAGGCTGCAAGAACCGTTGAGATGCTGACTCCTTCTCTTAATGCAGTCTCCACCAATTCAGATAGCTCATCGCGGAACATGACTCAATTTCTCCTCGCCAGGCCGCCAATTGGGCGGCTTGCCGGCCGCCCGGCCTAGCCGCTAAGCTCCGACTACCCTTAGCGCTGGGGAGCCGCTGGGGGTGAGCGTTGGGGTGAACGCCGGCCGGGAGGAGATGGCCCTTCCCGGCCGGTTTCTTTGGGATTGGGAGAGGTTCGCCTGGGCGGACCGGGTTCCCCCCTCCCTTGGCTGCACCTGCTGCCGGTCCGCCGTCAGAGGCCGCCAAACTCAGAGCACCAGCAGTTCGCGGCCGTCAGCGTAGATGTATTGCTCCTTGAGGTCGGCGGCAAACGAGGCGCCAATGGCCATGATGTCGGCGATCGCGCAGTCGATCTTGGTCTCGGCCCGCGGCTTGGTCGGATAGACATTGCCCCGCCTGTCATAGTGACCCGCCACGTTCCCTATGCACCAACGCGCCACCGGCGAGCCGTCATGCTCGAGGTGACCGTCGCGCATCAACGCGTCGAGCAATTTCGTCGGCTCGCTGAAATTCAACGTCGTCGAGCGGAACTCGTACATGGGATACCCGTCGTTCTCCAACCGCTGCGACAACTGCATCAGCGCGTAGGGATCATAGGCGCAGGCGCGCAAATCAAACTGCTGGCCAACCCCGCGCAACCACTGCTCGATCGCCTCGAAACTTGTCGTCTCCCCCTCAGTAACCTCGATAAACCCACGCTCAGCCCAGTCCACATAGGCCGGGTTGCGATTGGCGTCGACAGCCATTTCGGGCAGCCATGCCTTGTGAAAAATCGCGTAGCGCACCACGCTGGGGCCGTCGCCGTCGTCGGCAAACGGAAAGACCAGGCTCGCCGCTGCGAGGTCGACACGCACTGCCATGTCGATCGCGGCAAAGCACGGCTGGCCGCGGAACTCGGCGAGGGTGAGGCCGGGGTTGGCGCAGCGGTCCCAGTAGCCGAGATTGAACAGCGCCTGATCGGCGCCGACCCAGATGTTGAGGTGGCGCGTCATAAACGCCGCCTGCAGCGCCGGCGAGGCGCGCGCCTGGCGGGCGATCGTACGCAGCTGCTCGGGCTGGACCATCTGGCCATAGCCGGGGTTCGCTTTCTCCCAGGTCGCCTCGGCCCACGGATCGTCGCCAACGTCGGCTGCGTACATCACCGCGAAGTAACGGTCGTCCTCGAGCTGCCCCAGCAAAATCTTCTCGCCATAGTCCCAGCGATCCTTGCCGATGCCGGTGACATTGTCGGTGGCGGTCGAGATCATCAGCGCCAGCGGCTGGGTGCGCTTGACCATCGCCGTCATCATGACGTCGTAGACCGCCTTGGTCTTGTGACTGCCGATCTCGTCGAGCGAAACAAAATGCACGTTCAGGCCTTCGAGCGTCTTGGCGTCGGCGGCCACCGGCTGAAACCGCGAGCCGGTAGTCAGTTGGTAGATCGAGTGCTCGCGCACCCCGATGCCGAACTCCTCGCGCAGCCCCGGTGTGCGCCGGGTCATCGCTTGCGCAAAATCAAACACGATGCGCGCCTGCTCATGCGAAACCGCGGCTGCGTAGCCCTCGGCGCCACCCTCGCCCTCGAGGAACGTCGTCGCCAGACCGAGCACGGCGACCAATGTGCTTTTGGCGTTGCCCCGCGGCATCCAGATCGACGCCTGTTGAAACCGTCTGTTGCCGGTGGCGCGCTCGATAAATCCGTAGATGTTGATGATCAACCAGTGCTGAAACGGCATCAGCCGCAGAAGCTGGCCGGCCTCGGGCCCCTTGATGTTGGGCAGGCGCTTGCCGAGCAGGATCGGCCGGACGGCGAACTCCTGGTTAAATGCCCAACGCCCCTTGCCCGCCTCGGCCTTTTCGAGATCCGCAAGAAATCGCTGGCAGGCCAACAGCACCCAACGACCGGCAGCGATCTTGCCCGCGACGACGCGGCGGGCATAGTCGATGCCGATGCGAACTTCCGCTCGATATTTGATTGGCGCTCTTGCAGCCATTGGCGCTTACCGGGTGCGGCCCCCCTGGACCACCGGAAACCGCTTCAACTCGCCCCAGGTGTTGTCCACCGGCGCCGCTGGCTCCGTAACTGCCGGCAGTCGCGGGGCGGGGAGATCATCCAGCCGGATGCGCGGGCGCGATACCGGTGAGAAACCGAGCCGATCCGATAGGCGCATTATCTGTGCGGTCCACCGATCGATCAATTCGACATAGGGCGATATCTCGGCCCCGTTCTTGCCCCGCAGCAGATACGGCAGGCGGCCGTCGGCCTGTTGGTTCAATATGTCCTGCGCCCGCTCGGCGACCCGCAGCCGTTCGACGGTTTGCACCCAGCGGATTAGCAGTTCCTGGTCGAGCGCCTTCCACATGCCGGGCGGAACGTGCTGGAGCGCATAGTCCCAATGTTCGCGCACGCTGGGCGTGAGCCAGTCGGGCGCCTGAACATCGCCCTGCGGTTGCGGTTCCAGCGTTCGGCGCCGGCCCCGCGTCGCCTTTGCTTGCGGCCGGGTGCCGTGCAGTTTGTGCAGTGCGGTGGGTTTGGGGGGGCGGCCAGAGGACGGGGTGCCAACCATGTTCTACGTCGCCGCCTTGGGAAGTTGCGCTAAAATCATTCTAAAGGCATGGCAAATATTGACTACGGGGCCGGTTTTCGCACAAGTCGAAAAAAATTTTACCTTCCCCCCCCCATTGCAGGGAAATCACAACACCCCATTCCGATACCGGACCCGATCGGCCGCCGTCTTGCGTTCGTGGCACGAGCGACACAGGGATTGGAGGTTAGTCGGGTCGAGGCGGCGATGCGGTGCGACGCGCACGGGGATCACATGGTCGACGGCGTGCGCGCGGCGTGTGACGCCACGGAACGCACACGCGCGGCAATCGGGCTCATCGCGGATATGGCGACGGCGCAGCAAGAGCCATTCGTGATCGTAGCCACGCGCGGCGGCGGACGGTTGCGGCGCGAAGGCGTGTGGCATGGGTGCGGGGAGCCATGGCGCGCGGAATTTCTGGGGCCGCCCATTCCTCATCCTGCCCCACCCCCAGCCCCACCCCCTTCGGGTACCCCCTTACCCCCTTTGTCGTAGCCCACGGTATCCAAGCCGGCGAGGAACAACACCCAGGCCTGCGGGTTTTCGCCGGGGAGCGCCGTCGTCAGGGTGCGGGCAACCCACAACTCGGTGCCATGCCGTACCATCTCGCCATGCTCGTAGACGTTGCCCACCACGTACAGGCCGACATACCTCATCGGGATAGCGGGACGGCCGTCGAGCCGTTGGCGGTGCTCCAGCTGGGTCATCGCCTGGGCGAGCCGTTGATAATCGGCCGGGCTCATCGTCGCCGCATAGGGCGGCGATGCGGCGGGCGGCGGAAGCGGGCGCCACCCGTCTCGGCCGCCTCGGGGAGGCAGGGCATCGGAGAAGGGTTTCGCCGGACGTGCGGACGGCCGGGCGGGTTTCGCGCGCCTGGCAGGCTCCGAGGGCGCCGGAGGGGGCATAGGAGGCGGCGCCGGGACGGCGATGTCATCGGCGCCGACGGGTTCCATGAAGGCAAAACGCGGGTCGGTCGTCGGTCGGAACGTCAACCACACGTCGCGCGGGCCGCCGAGATCGACCGGCCGGCCAGGACCGCGCAGCGATGCGGCACGCTGGATCGCGCGATTATGGGCTCCCCTGATCGCGTGCCGCCCAAGCCGCTCGGCCTGACCGAGTATCTGTCTGGCGCGTTCGCCCGAGACGCCGAGCTCAACGCCGATTTGGCGCATGGTTTTGCCTTCGTCGCGCAGCACGGCAGCGCGGCGCAGGCGCTCGGCCCACGATGGACCTGCCGGCTTCGGCGGCGGCACTGGATAGCCGACGCGGCGCAGGGCATAGAGCAGATTTGAGGAGGTCGGATAATAATCAGTTCCTCCCCAAGCAGAGGGTATCAGGCCCAGACGGTTGGCGATCGTGACCAAGCTGTCGCCGCCCTCATAAGCGGCGATGATCTTTTCGAGATGCGGCCGCAGATAACCCTGGTAACGGTCGAGATCGACTTGCGGGGCAGCAGCAGCAGCGGTCATGCGCCGAGATCGGCCTCCGCGTGTGCCGCGAGCTCGCCATTGGCCGCCGATGCCGGCGGCTGGTCGGCGGCGAGCGCCTGAGTCTGGATTTTCAGCAGCAGCGGCGCGACGATTTTATAAGGCCCCTCGGACAACTGCAGCAGGACGTTCTGCCATTCGCCGGCGGTCATTGTGACCGCGATCGGCTGATTTGCGCTCATCATCGATCGTCTCCATCATGGGTTAATTGTTCGACGCGGGCGGCGAGTTGCTGGATGGCGCCGATCGCGTGCGCCAGGATCGGCATCAAATCGAGCGAGAGCCGATCATCATCGCCATCAGCTACCGCCTCGGGGATCACCTCGCGCAGCTGCTCGGCGACAAAGCCGACTTCGTCACGGCGCGGCGGGGCCTCGGGGTTGATCAGATTGATACGGTCATAGGCGGCGAGTTCGATTGCGCAGACCGCCGCGAGCGCATCCTTGGTGACCGGCGCGACATTGGTTTTCGAGCGCGCGCCGCCCGGCGGCGCAATTTGGATAGTTCCCATCCAGGTGCCATTGGCGAATGCGTGAAACCCAGCCTCATCCCACCCAAATCCAGTTGCATTGGCATCGAAGGCCATGAACACCACGCCGTTCCCGCCACACATGATCTGATTGCCGGTAGTCAGGATGTTCGAGAGGCTAATGTCGCCGCTAATGCTCGTTTCGGCGGCGTTGATCGTCAAAGTATCGAGCGGCCCGCCGCCGGCGGCGGCAAAGCCCAAGTTGCGAAAGCCGGCGACATTCGGCCGGGTAATCCACCCGGTCGCTGCGTCCTGGCGGTTGAGAACAAAATCGCCCGATATTCTAAACGTGCCATTGCCTGTCAGCGTGGCAATCGGATCAGCGCCGGAATACCAGATAAATTGATCGGCGGGGCCGCGGTTGCCAAACCACATTGTGCCGCCAGAAATGCCGATCGTGAAATCGAAGGGGCCAATGTCGGCATATAGAATGATCCGGTCGCCGGCGGTGGTGCGCGTTGCCGGCAAATCGTCGAGCGCCGGCAGCACAACGCCCTCGTCGCCCGGTGGTAGCGGTGCGCCGAGCCCGGTGCCCGCTACCGTCAAAACCCCGTTGACGTTCACCGCGCCAAAATACTGCATCAAACCGCCGGTGCCGATCACCATGCGCCCGATTTGCCCGGTCTGATCACCAATTTCAAAGGCCCCGTCAGCACGCGGGCCGACTGACCATGTACGATTGCCGGTAATGGTAAACCAAGCGCGGGCCGACATGCCCGATGGCACAGTAAGCTCGAACGGGTCAGACGCACCACCAAGCACCGAGAATTTGCCGGTGCTGCTTATCGCCGCCAGATTGGCGACCGGCGCGTTCGTTGCCGAGTTGACCGTGCGAAACCACAGCGTCGCCGGATTGCCGCCAACCTGCAAGCCATAGGTCGGCGCGGCGCCGGTGTTTTCCATTGTCAGCCCCGGATTGGCACCATGGCGAACAGTAACGAAGTTGCCAAAGGTGGTCGGGCTGCTGATCGCAATGTTGTTCCCCTGAATATCAATCTGATCGACGGCGCCGCCTTGGGTGCCCAATTGCAGCCGCGAGCCGTAGAGGCGCAGCGTCTCATACGTCCCGCCGAAACTGGCGTCGACCGCTTCGATTGTCGCGAAATTGGCAGCATGGTTGAGCCGGATTCCTTGCGTGCCAGGGCCACGGCTAAGCCGCAGTGAGCTAGGCGCGCCCACCGGGGCAATAATGTCCGTCATGCCGGTTATCACGCCGCCAGTCAGCGGCAGGAACGGGCCGGTTTCCACCAGCGCCTGCAACGCCTCGATTTCGTCGTGTGCGGCCTGGAAATTCTCGCGGACGGAGAATGCCGAGGGGCCGGGGGTGGCGCCGCTGAGCGGAAACGCGGGGTTGATCTGCGACACCATCAGACGTAATCCCTCCAGACTGTATCCCCATCATCCCAAATCGTGTCGCCGCCGTCCCAGATCGTCTCCACCAGCAATGGCCGGTCGACATCGTAGGCCCAGATGATTTGCGTGTGCGCGGGCTTGATGCGCTCGCAAATGCAGATGAAATCCTCGCCCCACTTCCAGCTGCGGATCGACGCGTTGCAAGCCGAGTCGCACCGCATCCAGCGGACGATCGCACCACCGGGATTGACAAAGCGCACGAGCCAGGTGTGCGGCCAGCCGATATGCGCGCCGGTGCCGGTGATGTCGGTATGCAGCGAGTCGTCGCAATTCGACCACGTCCGCAGCGGCCGAAATTCCTCGATTTCGATTAGGTAGCCGAGCCCGGCGGCAAGCGCGATAAAATCCATTGGCCGCGTCGTGGCGCCCATCTGGCGCTTGGTGATGACTGCCTGGCGGCGCCCTTCGAGGTCGGTCGGCGGTTCTTCGAGACAGGGGTCAGGCAGCCCGCAATCGGCCTCCCAGGCATCCATCGTCTCATAGGCGGTGCGCGGATCGGCCTCGTTGAGCATCGCCCGCACGCGACGCCAGGCGCGCCAGTGAACGCCGGTCATCCCGCGCACGGTGCGCGACAACACGCCCTGCGGGTCGCGCGGCCAGACCGGGCCTGTCGGCAGCAACGCCATCACGCCGGCGTGGCTGTCCGCCCAGGTCAGGTTCAGCGCGGCTGGGTCGTGGGCGCGGTCTTCGCTCATGATGTCCGCGGCACAAAAACCATTACCAGCACGATAACGGCCAGCATGCCAAAGCATCCGATTACGATG